CTACCACTTGCTCTCTCCTGTTTTAAAGAACTTATCTCTATCATCGTGTATATCAAGCATTATTATACCATAATGTAATATTTTTAGCAAGTCTTTTCTGTTATGTCCATCTTTATTTCCATAACGTTTTGCATACTTTATAATGTTACCCATACAAAAACCCATACCATGTCCTGAGTCAATGATAACATCAGTAGCTTGGTACTTATCAGAAGCATAGTGCTCACCATATGTACCATCAATGTAAGCCTTTAGTTCTTGTATTAATTCATCTTCATTAAATTTATAGTTCATCGTTTCTCCAATCATCAGGTAAAGTATCTTCACTGTACCATCTGAAGTTATTTGTTTCAGCCCATTCAGCATGGGTTCGTTTTGTTCTGTCCTTTCTCATCTTAGCTCCCGGCATAGGGGCAAATGGTTTTTGAAATAAGAATACTAACTCGTAATCTTCTACCATTTCTGTAAAAGATTCTCGTATCCATATATACTTACTGTATTCAGCATAATCCCAGAATCTTCCTTTTGCTTCTAGTAATATTATTTTACCATCAATAGTCTTTACAAAGTCTGGCTCGTAAGTATGCTGTACTACATAGTCAAGCTTATCCCAGTGATGTTTCCAATCTTGTAAAATTGTTTGATGTATATTATATTCCCAAGTACTATCATATCCTTTTGGTACGTTAGTTTTTTTAGGTCTAGGTTTTCTTGGTACTCTTCTAGGCATTTAAGTCTCCGAGTGTCATATTAGGATTACGTTTTACTTGTTTGTAAAACCACCTTAAACTATAAGCACTCAATAGAAACTTGTTGTTAGCAAAGATGTGAGTCTGTTCTGGCAAGAACTCATTAAGATTCTTTCTATTAATCTTCGATGTATCCTCTCCATCTGGAACCATAGTTCTTAACCACTCAATGAGTAGGTCTTCTGCTCTTCGTCTAAGTTGTTTGGCTTTTGTTGAACGCATCTGTTACCTCTATAACGTTAGGGATTTTAGGTGACTTTGTTAAGTACCTATATCCATTTGAATATTTAAATACACGTAAACCTTTACCCTCGTTAGAATCTTTATGGCATTCAAACTTGTGTCGGCAATAAGTACACTCTCTAGGTAGCTGCATGTTACCAGACTTACCATCGGGAACAGGACTATAACATAGTTCTGGTGGTGTTGCTAACTTAACAGCTTTCTTTATATCAGTGATCTTCTTCTTGATATTAGGCTTGTCAAAGTTATCAGGTCTATACAAAGCTAACTCACCTGACTCTTTATTAAGAGCAAGGAAACCACCTTTGTCTGTGCCCTGTGCTTGTTCATACCCAGCAAGTTGAGCCATATATCCAAACATATCATTCTCTGCTAGTGTACCATCTTTAAACTTCTTAAAGGCATAACCAGAAGCTGTCTTGATATCTACTACCTCACCATCAATAACACAATCCATGTGTCCTTTGATACCAGATACTTTGATTTCTTTTTGTTCATCGGTAACATCATGTCCAGATAGCTTGATCAGAAATATAACTATCTCTTCAAGTAAATGTCCATATAAAAACTTAATGAATAAAGAAGGTGGCATCCTCTCCGGAGTACCTTCTGACTTCATATCAAACCAAAGTTGTCGTGACTTCCTACCTATGTTAGACATACGTAAGGTTGCATCACCTCTTGGTTCAGGATGAGACCACTTGTAAAGTATCTCTTTCATAGACTCACCAAACTGTTCAATGCTGTCAGGGTCTAGGTCAATGTGCTCACCATCGGCAAGTACACCTATCTTATTATATATATCTTCGACTAATGTGTCAAGTGTTTTTGATTTCTTTGTCATGTTTTTTTAAATATCCTATTGCTCTTTCTAAAATTTGTACGTTGTCTTTAAATCCTCCAAGACATCTATTACATGTGTGACATAACCAACCTCTAAAAGACTCGGTTTCGTGACAGTGATCTATAACCCAAGAACCATTTCTTTTGTTACCTAATCCATTTACTTTGTCTGCTGTACCTAAACATATAGGACATTGATAATTATCGTCTTGTGGCATACCATACTTTTCTTTTAATAATTTTCTTGCTTTACTTAAATGATTATTACAAGACTTGCATTCAGGTCTTAAAAAGTTTCCACCTGAAGCAGGACTAAAAGATGTAAGTGGTAATTTATGCTCACATTTAATACATATTTTACCATCCTCAAAAACTAATTCATCGTGATGGTCGGGAAATAATTCTTGTTGTTTAATGTGTCTCATTCCAATTGCTCCCATTAGTATACTCTGTTACATAATATCCCTTTTCATCTTGTTTAAATTTTAAAACACAATAATGACACATCGTGGTAATGTCATCGTATTCTCCCTCTTCTCTATTTGAATGATGCTCCGTATAAAAACACATGTTGTCATAAACATCTATTGTTGAACCACAATTATCTATAGATGGAATAAATAATCTTTCTAAATATTCTCCTAAGTCAACATCATGCTCTTCATTATCATTGTCTTCATCATTACATGTACATTTAATGTGTGTCACTCCAATTACCTCCTACTTTAAATTCGCCATCCATTGGACAGCGTAGATTAAAATGTTCACCTGCTTCTATAATACTTTTTACTGCTAACTCTCCAACAAAATCTGCTTGAGATTCTTTGACTTCTATCTGCCATTCATCGTGGATGTTAGCAACAAATCTATAATCAATTGTATTAAGTCTTAACAAACTATCTAAGTTGACTAATGCTTTCTTCATTAAGATTGCACCTGCTCCTTGAAGTAGTGTGTTCAAAGCTGAGTGTTTGTTTCTTATGTATAGCTTCCTACCATCTAATCCTTTGAGGTAATTTTTTGAAGCTGCTCTGTCAACTCGTTCCTTAAGAGACTTGTATGTTGGGAGACTACTAAGAAAGCGTTCTCGCAACTTCTTACCTTCTGCTCTGCTTCCTTTAATGATGCTTCCAATCTTCTCATCTCCTGCTCCGTAAACGAGTGCGTAGATGAAAGTTTTAGCCTGATCTCTTGATTTAAGTCCAGCAAAGTTTTTGTTAGTCGTGTGAATGTCTCCATTAATAATTTCATTTATGTACTCCTTATCATCCATGTAATGTGCTAACATGCGTAGCTCTAATCCACTTGCATCTACACCTACAAGCTTATGTCCTTCTGGTACAGTCCAACAGGCTCGACATTCTTTACCATAAGGACTATGAACAGAGGGAACTTGTGCAACATTAGGATTTCTATGTGTCATTCTTCCGGTGATAGTACCGTTGGGAATAACAAAACCGTGTATTCTACCATCATCCTTGACAGCTTCTACCCACGAATCAATCTGAGCTATACGCTTTTGCAGTAATAAAAAATCTGCTATAAGTTTTGCTTCATGGATATGGGTTATCTTAGATAATGTTTTTTCATCTACAATAGGTTGACCAGTAGGTGTAAATCTATTTGGCTTCCAACCAAAGTCTATAAGATATTCTCCAATCTGTTTACGAGAACCAAGATTAAACTCTTGTAAAGTTTGTCTCATAAAAGGATTGAAGTTATTGGTATCTAAACAACGTTGATACTCTTCATCAGTCATACCACGCTTAGATAGGTTACCATCTTTCTTTATGTAAGGTATAACTTCTTTTGTGTCTACCCATTTAGGTTTAAAAGTTTCGTGTACCTCTGATTCAATCAGTTGTTTCTTTTCTCTTAGCTCTGCTAATAAACTTAGTGCTGATTGCATATCAAAAGCGAACCCATCTTGTTCCTGTTGTTTCATAATCTTAGCAACACCCTGTTCAATTTCAATGCATTCTGGTTTAAAACCTTTTGATTCTTTACGAAGTTCTTGTAATACTCTAGTGTTTAACTGTACATCCCGTACACAATAGTTTAACATATCAGTAGAGTAGTTAAGATAATCTTCAAACTCAATCTTTGGGTAGCCTAACTTGTAACCCCAAGTCTCAAGGCTGTGACCACCATCACGTGTTGGATTAAACAGTCTGGATAAAACTAAAGTATCA